TCCAAGCACTTTGACCGGGTCGTTGGTGACGCTGGTGAGGTGTACGCCGACATGCCTTCGGGGATGCAGGTACTTCTGGATCGGGCGTCGATCCTGTCGGGGGCCGAGGAGCCTTTGGTCACCTTTGACGTTAACGGCAAGACCCTTGGGTTCCTTGCTGACTACCCGCAAGGAGCGGTTGATGAGGAGATGGAGTTGAAGGTGTCCATGGACAAGGCGGAGGCCATCTTCCCGGCTCCTTTGATCCGTCGTGCGCTGGGACAGACCAAGACGTTTGCGCTGTCACCCTCTGGCTTGGTGATGGCTGGCGGCGATGAATTTACTTACATTCTGGCGCCACACACCAAGGCGGAAAAGAAGACCAAAAAGGTTACCAAAAAGCCCGCTGATGAAGAGGATGGTGAGAAGAAGACTACGCGGCGTAAGCCGCGTGAACAGGAGGAGGACCCCCCGGAGGAGGCTGAGAAGCCAACTCGTCGTGGGCGTAGCGAGCCCAAGGAGGAGGGTGAAGAGGAGCCTCGTCGTCGTCCGTCAAGGGATAAGGATGAGCCTGCTGAGGAGCGCCCGCGCCGCCGTAGCCGTCGTGACGATGACGAGATTCCATTCTGATGGTATCCTTCTTCGATGATGAACAAAAGACCGCCCCGCCTCGAGTAGCGGGGCGGTTTGATCTTAAACTTCTTCATAAGATGGAGTGTAAGCTCTGTCCATTGGCGCAGGTTCCTAATAAGAACCCTAATATGCCTGCCACTGGGTCGGAACGGCCTGTTGTGTACATGTTGGCCGAGGCTCCTGGGGCCACGGAGGATGATGAGAACGAGCAGCTGGTCGGTGACAGCGGTGCTCTCGTCCGTGCCAGGATACCACGAGATTTTAAGGGTGACGTTCGGTTCAATAACGTGGTACGCACCAGACCGCCCAAGAACCGTGAGCCCACTGACGTCGAGATCGAGTGTTGCCGCCCGTCGGTAGAGCGTGATATTGAGCGTACCAAGCCCAAGGCGATCTTTGGGTTTGGTAACGTTCCGCTTGGGTGGGTGATGGCTGCTCCGATGCAGGGTATTACCATGTGGCGTGGCCGCCGCATGCCCCTTAAGGTTGGGTCTCACACGTGTTGGTACTACCCAATGTTGCACCCGGCGTTTATTCTCCGGTCGCGGGGTAAGCGTCGTGATGAATCTGCAACGTTTATTGGCTCTGAGGACGAGCGGGTCTTTGCCTTTGACCTCAAGAAGGCTTTTGCTGAGGTGGATGACCTGCCTGTCCCTTATGTTCACGTTAAGGAGGACGTCTACCGGGGGATGGAGTATATTCTGGAGGGTGGTAAGGCTGGGCTAGCTAAGCTCGCTGCTTGGTTTAGCTGGGCGCTTGACCAGCCTGCCCTAGGGATTGACTATGAAACCAACGCTCTGCGCCCCTATGGGGTTAAGCCTAAGCTGCTGTCAGCCGCTGTTTGTAACGCTGACAAAGGGTTTGCTTTTGCGTTTGAGCATCCCGACGCCAAGTGGTCAAAGGCGGACCTTGTTGAAGTATACGACATGTGGTACGAATTCCTCGACAGGTACGAGGGAGTAAAGTACGTACACAATCTGTCCTTTGAGCTAGAGTGGACTGGTGTAAAGGTTAACCTTTCTCTGATTCGTAAGGGTAAGTGGGAAGACACCTCGGTTCAGGCATCTGTTCTTGACGAGCGTAAGGGTTCTCATAAACCGGGTTGCTTCTCGCTTGAGTTCCTGGTTCAGCAGCACTTTGGCTTCAATCTGAAGAAGTTCTTCAACGTTGATCGTAAGAACTTAGCCACCGTACCGTTGCCGTTGGTTCTGCGCTATAACGGGGGCGATTCCCGGTACCACTATTACCTAGGTATCCATCAGCACGCGCTTCTTAAGGCCGAGAAGCTCCTTGACGTGTATTATGACGCCCTTCGGCGGGTGCCGACGGTGGTTCTCTCCCAGATCAAAGGAGCCCCGGTTGACTTTACGGTGGTCGAGGAGCTCAAGACCAAGTACGAAACACGATTTGATAAGATCCAGGCTCAGATTGAAGCATTGCCGGTCATCAAGGAGTTTAAGAAGCGCACGGGTGGTGAGTTTAAGCCTCTGTCCAATAAGGACGTTCTCTATGTCTTTAAGGATATGCTGAAGGAAAAGGAGTGCGTGGTCTGGGATAAGAAGAACAAGGAGGATCGCTACGGGGTGGACGAAAGCGTGCTAGAGAAGATCAAGCATCCTCTGGCCAAACTCCTCCTTGACTACCGTGGCTGTAACAAACAGCTTTCCACATACATCTACCCGCTAGATCCTGAGCACGAGGAGACGGTTGTCCACCCCGACGGGTTACTCCACGCAACGTTCAACACCATCTTTGCACGAACAGGTCGGTTGTCTTGTGAGGAGCCTAATCTTCAGAACTTCCCAAAGCGTGATGGTGAGGCCAAGGAGGTGCGGCGGCAGATCAAGGCCCCACCGGGGTGTGTGGTGCTGGCAGTGGACTACGGGCAGATCGAAGCCCGTGTTATTGCCATGTTTACTGAGGATAAGGTTTTCTGTAAGGCTCTGTGGGAGAACTACGACGTTCACATGGAGTGGGCTGAGCGCATTTCTAGGGCCTACCCAGAGCGGGTGGGTGGTAAGAAGAACTTCACCGATAAGAAGATTATGAAGGACTTCCGCATCGACATCAAAAATCAGTGGACGTTCCCGTTGTTCTTTGGTGCATCACTAGCGTCTGCTTCAGGTTACCTTAACATTCCTGAGAACAAACTGGCTCCTGAGTACAATGTGTTTTGGGAGCAGTTTTCAGGTGTCAAGGACTGGCAGGGAGAGCAGCTGGCTTTCTATCGTGAGCATGGTTATGTGGAGTGCCTGGACGGTCGCCGCCGTCGTGGTCCTATCTCTACTAACATGGTGTATAATTCCCCTGTACAGGGTACAGCGGCTAAGATTGTTATGGACGGCATGTGCCGGTTGAGTGAGCTAGGTGATCCTGAGTTGCAGCCAGAGATTAATATTCACGACGACCTAACCTTCCTACGTGTTCCAGCCAAACGGTTTGATGACATTGCAGAGAAGGTCATCAATGAGATGCTTGACGTCCCGTATGATTTTGTTAACGTGCCCATTACGGTTGATGCGTCCATGGGCCCTGACTGGTTGGAGCTCGAGGAGATTGGGACGTTCTCCTCTGATACGTGGTTCAAAAAATAAGGAGTTATCGTGGCTGATTTGATCACCAAGTACCGCCCGCAAGAGTTCGACGACGTTATTGGGCACGATGTCCAGATAAAGGCGCTGCGTAATGCCATCACCAAAGGGTTGGCTAGCACCTATCTGTTCACCGGCCCGCCCGGTTTGGGTAAGACCACGCTGGCACGCATTACGGCGGAGGCACTTGGTTGTGATGATGTCTTGGAGATTGATGCCGCGACCAACACCGGCATCGATGCCATGCGTGACGTCCTGATGACGCTTCGGCATCGTCCGTTGGGGGGTGGTAAGCGGGGTATCATTGTGGACGAGGTTCACGGTTTGAGTAAGCAGGCGTTTGATTCGCTGCTCAAGTCACTGGAGGAGCCACCGGAGTGGTTGTACTGGTTTCTGTGCACCACTCTTCCCACTAAGGTGCCTGCCTCAATTAAGTCACGGGCGTTCGCGGTTGACCTTAAGCCTGTACCACGGACGTTGCTTGAGGAGCTTCTTGAGCAGATCATAGACGAGGAAAAGCTCAAGATTGCGGGGAGTTGGTTGCTTGAGATGTGTGCTCGTGAGGCAACCGGATCCCCACGTCAGGCTATCTCCAACCTAGTGGCCTGTGCTGCTGCTGCTGACGAGGATGAGGCCGCTGAGATACTGCACTCTGCTGAGGAATCAGCGGAGGCTATTGATCTGGCCCGTTTGATTCACAAAGGTGGTTCCTGGAAGGATGCCCAAGCACTACTTAGGGCAATGAAAGAGAAGGAACTTAACCCTGAGTCGGTAAGGCACGTGGTCCGTGCTTATCTGACAACTATTGCCCTGTCAGCCCGTAGTGAGGAGGAAGCGGGTCGGTTGCTTGAAAAGTTGGACCCATTTATGCAGCCCCTTGCCTCGTATGATGGGATTAGCCCGTTGGTGATGGCAACCGGCAAGGCCCTGTTGGGCTAATCAAACAAGGAGTGTGTGCTATGGCTGATCGTCAACGTGCTGCGTCAACGCAGGAGGCTCCGTCGCTGGAGCGCCGCATCAAGGAGTATCGTTCTAAGCTCCGGATCGACAAGGAGCATCTGGATGATATGCTTGTTGAGCAGCCGGAGTCCTTTGATCACGTTGGCGAAGCGTTGGCCCTAGCACGGGCGGAACGTGATGCCCTCAAGCTCGATCTGAAGGTAGCTGAGGCTGAAGCCGGTAAGCGTATCCGGGCTGCGGCGTTGAAACACAATCAGAGTGCGGAAGACAAGAAGGATGAGATCAAGATTACTGAAGGATATATCGAGGAAGAGTTGACCCTTGACAAGGACGTTCGGGCGCTGCGCCGGGAATTGGGTGAGGCCAGCGCGGATGTTGAGATTTTGGAGGCTTTGAAGGAGTCCTTCATCCAGCGCTCCCACTCACTCCGTGATCTGGTTCCGATGTATTTGTCACGGATGGGTAACAATGGAGGATATAACCCCCGTGACAAAATCCATGAGCACACTAAGGCTCGACTAGACGAGGCTCGTGGGGGGCGTACTCGGAGAGACTGATGGAATACGTTCTGTGGGGACTGGCCCTCCTGGCCTTCGGGTATGTATTCGCTAGGGTTGTAGGAGCAGGCTGGTTTAGGGCTAAGCGTGAGCATATGGCTCGTGTTATCAAGGAATTCAAACAAGGAGAACACTGATGGCGTTCAAGTATCGTGGTGGCGACCGTAAGGTCGAAGACGTTTCGCGGCGGGCTAAGCAGTCTGGGGGTGGTTATGACAGCTACCTCTCACAGGACGCTACCTTCTTGAAGATTAAGGAAGGTGACGTCACGCTTCGCATTCTGCCCCCGACGTGGGACGACACTGAGAGGTGGGGTACGGGTTGGGATATCCCCGTCTGGTTGCATCGCAATGTTGGGCCGGACGACGGAACCTACCTGTGTCCCGACAAGATGAATGTGGCGGCTTGCCCGATCTGTGAAGCCCGCCGTACTGTGGAGGATGAGGACGAGGCTGACGCCCTTAAGCCCCAGCAGCGTTGGCTGTGTTGGGTTATCGATCGCAGTGACGAGAAGGCTGGGCCACAGGTTATGTCGATGGGCATTGGCCTTTACCGTGACATTAATGGTCGGTCCATCGACAAGAAGTCCGGCTCGGCTATTCTGATCGACCACCCGGATAAGGGGTACGATATCGAGTTTACCCGTGAGGGTAACGACAAGCGTACCAAGTACAAGCAGGTGGACATCGCTCGTGATTCTAGTTACGTACACGACGATGACAAGCGTCAGGAGGAGTGGCTCAATTATATCGAGGAGCATCCACTCCCTGATC